CACAGACACATTGCGAGTTAAGTATCCCAATACAGTTTAGCGTTACTAGGGTTGAAGGGGGTATGTAATATGCCAGATTGGAGTAAATCCATGCAACAGACATTTGAGTATTACATAGTTGACCCTGGTACGTGGGCAGATGTACAGCAGTTAACATATGTAAAATCCTGCGCAATATTACGAGACGCAGATACTGACACACTTGGTTCTGCTACTCTTGAATTGGCAGATGATATAGGTGAATGCTATATACGAGCTTATCTCATAACTGTTCAAAATGGATTGCGGGAGAAGTTTTCTCTGGGGACATTTTTGGTTCAGACGATGCCCACTGGTTTTGATGGCAAGGCAAAGACAATGTCTGCTGATGCATATACACCATTGATAGAGTTGAAAGAAAATCCGCCACCACTTGGATACGCAATGAAAAAAGGCGAGCCAATCATGGAGGGGGCTTTACAGATTTGCAGAGATCATGCCAGAGCCCCAGTGATTGGTACAGATGATAATAAAACACTTGAAAAGAATTTCGTAGCTAATACCGATGATAAATATTTAACATTTGTAAAAGACCTCATATCAATAGCTAAATACGAGATAGGGTTAGATGAATTGAGTCGTATAATATTCTGTCCAGTACAGGAGATTGCCGCATTAATACCCATAACAACATTTGACGATGGCAACAGTTCTATATTGTTTCCAGATATATCTGTAAGTCGTGATTTATACGGCATACCAAATGTTGTGGAGGTGTCATGTGTAAGTGGAACAAACATCATCAATTCAAGAGTTGTTAACGATAGTGTTGACAGCCCAATATCTACAGTTAACCGAGGCAGGGAAATCATCTACCGACCAACAAGTATACCTCTGACTGGCACACCAAGCAAAAGTGAGGTGGACGAATACGCCAAAAATCTGTTAAAGAATCTATCGACAATAGAATACACAATCAGTTACAAGCATGGGTATTATCCGGTTCGCCTTGGCGATTGTGTTCTGCTTGACTATAAGAAAGCTGGGATAATTAACCAAAAAGCAAAAATCATAAGCCAGTCAATAAGTTGTGTTCCGGGGTGTCCAGTAACGGAAAAAGCAATATATACAAACAGTTTATGGGGGTGATGCCGATTGTTAAAACTATCTGATGATTTGGTGTCACGTTTTGTCAAAGCGACAAATGATACCACTCAAAGCAGTGGGGATACGGTCTTTGGTAAAATCATAAAACAAAACGATGAATTGTATGTGCAAATAGATGGATCATCGAATCTTATGCCAGTTCAAACAACCGCAGATACAAAAGTAGATGATCGAGTTATGGTACTTGTGAAAGACCATACTGCAACTGTTATAGGTAACGTTTCATCGCCAGCGGCAAGA